AGACGGCGGCACAATTCAAGGCGCGGCTGGGCATCTCGGATGCGGCCTGGAACGCGATCCCCGACGGTCCCAAGTCGCATTGGCAGCGGATGCGCGAGGCGATGGACGGCAAAGTACCGAATGCCGAAGCGGCGGAATGAGCCGGCGCTTCATCGCCGAGGTGACCGAGTACGCGCAGCTCGTGCGGGTGCTGCGCGCCTGGTTCATGTCCGAGCTCAAGATCACGCTCCGCTCGGTCGACGACCTCGCCGGCACGCCGGACGGCTACGTGCAGAAGCTGATCGGCAAGCGGGCGCGGCGGGCGCTCGGCCCGGTCTCGCTCGGCCCGATCCTGCAAGCCGGCGGCCTGCACCTGATCGTGGTCGCCGATGCGGAGAAAATCAGCGAGCTAAGGCGCAATCACCGCTGGAAGGAGATCGCGCAGAATGCCCCGTATAAACGCCGTCGGCGGCGCTATGCTCACGAGATGCTCACGAGACTGAAAATCTGTCCGCGGCTGGGCAATTCGGAATGGGGAAAAGCTCTCGCAGCTAGGCGGATGACGCAGCTATCGGCGCGCGAAAGGGCCTTGATTGCCAGCAATGCGGGGGTGGTGCGGTGGACGCATGCGCGGGAAGAGGCAAAACGCGCCGCCGAGCTGCGGAAAAAGGTAGCCGAGATGCGAGCACAAAACGTGTTTCCACAGCGTAAGCGCCGGCGGCGCCACAAGAAAAAGTGAGTGCGTTGAGTGTGCGACTACGCGCGCGACCATTCTTCATCGCGCGCGCAACCCCCGTTTGCTCGGTCCTGCTACTCGTGCGGCCAGAGATACCCCTCGCGTTCGATGAAACGTGCAGCATCATGCGGGCTTGTGAAGCCGCGCTCCGTGGCATTCGGAAACGCAAAGCGTTCGTGTGGGCGTGCATAGCGGATCGCCCACGCTCCATTAACCCATTGCTCGATGATACCGATGAAGCGCCCGCCGTCGAATACGTCTACTGCGGGGCGCGTTCCCCGATGATGGATTGTGCTAATTGTGATCATGTCCGCCTCCCCCTCACTTCTCATCGAGCCCGGTCGCGTCGTACGTCGCACCCGGTCGCCCAGCCTTCGCTCGCTCCCAAGCCCGCGCATCAGCCGCACGAACCGCCTCCGCAACCGCGTCGGCAAACAGCCAAACCACAAGCCGCATCACCCACCCCTTCAACACGTTCCGAACCTTCCTCATCGCACCCTCCTATCGTTGACGAAACATACATAGGAGCAGAACGCCTACGATGCAACAGACAAAATGGAATGGCAGCCATGCGGAAAACGCCTAGCATCGCAGCCCCCGGTCAGCCAACCGCAAGCAGCAGATCAGCAGCAGCCACTCGCCCAAGCAAGCCAGCCGCAGAAGCAGCCGGGGAAGCACCCGCGGAGCAGCCGGTGGAGTACGGGGGAGCAGCCGGAGCAGCTCGATGTTTCTAAACGCGGGATAACTGCTCGCACATCGAGCGCCTGGCGCGATGCGTCGAGGCGCTCGTGAGCACATCAGCAAGTGTTTCTTCCTGCTCGTGTTCGACGGTATGAACGAGAGCGTCGCACGCGCAAATGCGAGGTGCGCGACGGTCCACCTCGACACCCCGAGGCCAAAAGACCGGGGGGGAGGGCCGGCTACCCCCGACAGCGACCGCGCCCGAGGATTTTTACCTGCCCCTCCTCTTTCGCGCGGTGTGTGCGTTGAGTTGATAACGCGGTTAAGACAAATAGGGAGGATGGAAGATTTTCCTGATGTTTATGGTCCTGCGATGGATGCGCTGGGGGATGACCGGCGGCGGCGGTTTGCGTGGTTGGTTGCGAGTGGGATGAACCAGAGTGCGGCGGCGCGAGAGGCTGGGTATTCGGATCATTTGGAGGGGGCGAAGGTACGGGGCTGCCTGTTGATGCAGAACCCGAAGGTGTTGGCGGCGGTTGAGGAGTGTTCGCGGAAATTTTTGCGTGGGCTGGCGCCGTTGGCGATTGACGCGGCGCGCAACATTTTGGCGAACCCGAGGCATCCGTATCATGGTCGGATGATTGAGACGGTGCTGGACCGGAGCGGGCATTCGGCGAAGACGGAGCACAAGGTGACGGTTGAGCATGTTGCGGACATGCGGAGCCTGGAGGAGCTTGCGCGGCGGATGGCTGGGCAGCTTGGGGTTGATGAGGCGAGGCTGATTGGGGGGAATGTGATTGAGGGGGAGGTTGTTGAGCGAGCAGCAGGAAGAAGCGAAGCCGCTGACGGCGAGTGAGCGGCGCGAGGTTCTCGCGTGGGTTGACAAGCGCAAGCGGTTTTTCCGCTGGGCGTATTTTGCGCCGTATCCGCGGCAGCGGGAGTTTCTTGAGCTTGGGGCGAGCAAGCGCGAGCGGTTGCTGATGGCCGGCAACCGGCTGGGCAAGACCGAGTGCGGGGCGTTCGAGGTGGCGTGTCATGCGACCGGGCGTTATCCGCCGTGGTGGCAGGGTCGGCGGTTCGAGCAGCCGGTGAAGGTGTGGGTTGCGGGGCCGACCTCGCTGGAGGTTCGCGACGTGGCGCAGACCAAGCTCTGCGGCGAGCCGGGGGTGGCGGAGGCGTGGGGCGCGGGGATGCTGCCGCGCGAGGACCTGATCGACAAGTCGCTCGCGCGAGGCATCACCGACGCTTATGACACGGTGCAGGTCAAGCATCAGTCGGGCGGGGTGTCGATCATCCGCTTCAAGAGCTACGAGCAGGGGCGGCAGAAGTTTCAGGGCGAGAGTCTCGACGTGGTGTGGTTCGATGAGGAGCCGCCGCTCGACATCTATGCGGAGGGATTGACGCGTCTGGGCGATCGCGACGGGTTGGCGATGCTGACCTTCACGCCGCTGGAGGGGCCGACCGCGGTGGTGCTGCGCTACATGCAGGAGGCGAACGATCACCGCGGCATGGTGACGATGACGATGGACGACGTGCCCGAGGGCGGGCATCTGTCGAAGGCGGCGAAGGAGAAGATGCTCGCCGGCTACCTGCCGCACGAGCGCGAGGCGCGTGCCCGCGGCGTGCCGATGCTGGGCAGCGGGCGGATTTTCCAGACCCCGGAGGCGGCGATCATCGAGCCGCCGCTGATGCACATCCCGAGCTACTGGCCCAAGCTGTGGGGCATCGACATCGGCATCGGCCACCCGTTCGCCGCGGTGCTCATTTTATGGGACAAGGACAACGATGTGGTGCATGTGCACCATGCGTTTCGGATGAGCGATGCAATCCCGATCATGCATGTGGCGCGGATGAAGCCGATCGGCGCCGAGGTGCCGGTGGCCTGGCCGAAGGATGCCGGCGACAGAGATCATGGGACCGGCGAGCCGGTGGCTGCGCTCTACCGGCGCGAGGGTTTGAAGATGCTGCCCAGGCATGCGAGCTGGCCGGACGGCTCATTGTCGACCGAGGCCGGGCTGCTCGAATGGGATGAGCGGGAAAAGACCGGGCGGCTCAAGGTCGCGGCGCAGTTAAGCGACTGGCTGGAGGAGCGAAGGCTCTATCACCGGAAGAACGGGCAGGTGGTGAAGCAGCGCGACGACCTGATGAGCGCGACGCGCATTGCGCTGATGGACAAGCGGTTCGCGCGGCTCGTGCCGCTAGGGTTCGTGGCGGGGAAGAAGCCGCCGGAGCGCGAGACCTCCGACGACTGGGACATCTTCACCGGGGAGCCGATTGAAGCCCTAGCCTGAAAATGCTGCTTGATCTGCAGCCGACGCCCGAGAGCCTGCTCCTGGACAAGGAGCGCATCGCGCTCCTGCATGGGGCGATAGGCGAGCTGCCGGAACGCACGCGCGACGTCATCCGCTGGCGTTTCGGGCTCGATGACGACTGCAAGACCCTGCAGGCGATCGGCGACATCATCGGTCGCCACCGCCAGGTGGTGCACAGTATCGAGACCAAGGGGTTGCGCACGCTCCGGCGCCGGCTGGGCAGGCTGGACCCATTCATAGCTCGCTCTCCTCGCATGGCTCGTAGGCTCCAGGCAGCGGCACGATCGGCTCGGCCCCGAGTGCGAGCCGCTTCTTGTTGATCCGCTCGATGCAGTCGCTGCAGATCGGCTCGCGCTCGCCGGTGATCGCCGAGGTGCTCGGCACCCGCGTCGGGTTGTAGGAGAATACGCGCAGGCAGCAGATGCAGGGGCCTGTGGCAAACATGTAGCCCATCACGCGCTCCCTGCGTCCGTCGTCCACCACCGCTCAACACAATCGTCGCAGAATGAAGCGGCGCTGCCATCGTCCTTCCAAAGCATCAGCGGAACCCTGGGCAGCGCGCCATGACAATAGGCGCAGAGCTCGCGCACCCGCGCGTCGGGTCTGCCCCAGGCGACCTTGCGCCAGTCGAAGCCAGGACGGGTGATCAGTTTCAGCTTCATGGTGTGCCCCTCACCCGAGGCAGCCTGGAACATTCTGGACTAAATGTCCAGCGCATCACGGTGCGTTGAGCCGCTGGATGTGTTCACACATCCTGCGCCGCGTTGAGCTGTGTTGTTGTTCTCACCTGGGGGCGCGGTCGTCTAGCCCGATCGCGTCCCCGCTTTCGCGGACACATGCCATGCCGCAGACCAATCCATTCGGGCTTGCCGGCATCGGCAACGACGGCGGCTTCGGCGGCGACATGCTGCGCAACCAGGCGCAGGAGACCGATGAGGAGCGCCGCAAGCGCCTGCAGCGCATTCAGGCGCGCGCGATCATGCAGCCGGTCTCCTCGATGTTCGGCGTCAATGCCGGGCTCGGCCCGGTGTCGACCGCGCTCGGAGGCGCGGGTGGCGGACGCTGAAATCATCAAGCTCTCGTCCAGGCGGCATGCCGATGAGCTGCGCGACACCTGGCCGTCGCGCGCGCTGCGCCATCTGCGCCGCTCGCCCCTCTCCATCGTCGTGCTCTCGGTGCTCGCCCATTCCTTCGATGAGCACATGCCCACGCTGCTCGCGGTCACCTTCCCCGGCTTCCGCTCGATCACCCCGCCGTTCCTCTGCAGCGCCGCCAAGATCAGCCACTCCGGCGCCGTCGTCGCCGACATCGTCGACAAGCATCAGCGCCACGTCCGCGACATGGTCGTGTTCCGCTCGACCGAGCAGATGCAGGCGGTGTTCCGCAAGCTCGCCGATGAGCTGCGCCTCGATGACGCCGAGCGCACGCAGATGTTCGAGGCGGTACGCGCCTGGGTAGTCGCCGATCGCCGGCTCGATCCGACCTTTGACCCGCGAGACCCCGATGCCCGCCGCCTGGTGCAATGAACCCGCCGCGGCTTCCTGCTCGGAGCAACCGCAATGGCCGCCGCCGTAGCCGTCAGTGAGCGCGCCGCCCCGCTGGCGATCGCCGCCGGCGGCCGCATCGTTCCCGACTGGGAAAGAAACCTGGTCGGCGAATTGCTGCGCGAGTTCGCCCAGCTCTACTCCTGGCGCAACACCTTCGCCTCGCAATGGGAGGAGGTCGCTTCGCTCATCGACGTCGCCAGCCGGAACACCTTCTTCTACCAGAATTTCTACTGGCAGGGGCAGAAGAAGACCCAGCAGCAGATCGACGCCACCGGGATGCTCGCGCTGCACCGCTTCGCCGCGATCTGCGACAGCCTGCTCACGCCGGCCAACAGCCAGTGGCACTCGCTGGAGGCTTCCGACGATTACGTGATGAAGGATCGGGCGACCCGGATGTGGTTCGACCTGGTCACCAAGCTCCTGTTCAAGCACCGCCGCGCCCCGACCGCCAACTTCCGCGGCGAGAATTACAAGAGCTGGAGGAGCCTCGGCTGCTACGGCAACTCGACGCTGTTCATCGACGCTTTCGACGGCCGCACCCATCACGGCCTGCGCGGCCTGCGCTATCGCGCCTGCCCGCTGGGCGAGACCTTCTACGGCGAGAACCATCAGGGCCAGGTCGACCGCATCACCCGCTGGTTCCGCATGACCGCGGCACAGGCGGCGCAGCGGTGGGGGATGGAGCGCCTCCCGGCCAACCTGCACGCCCCGCTGATCCAGTCGAGCCAGTGGCCCTACAACTTCCTGCACGTCGTCAAGCCGCGCGACAACTACGACCCGCAGCGGCTCGATGTGCGGAGCATGCCGTTCTCCTCGTTCTACGTCGCGATCGAGGGGCAATGCCTGATGCAGGAGGAAGGCGGCTTCAACGTCTTTCCCTACGCGGTCAGCCGCTACGACCAGGCGCCGCTGGAGGTCTACGGACGCGGCCCCGCGCAGCAGGTGCTGCCGGCGCTGAAAACACTCAACGCGCAGAAAGCGACCTTCCTGAAACAGGGGCACAAGGCTTCCGACCCGGTCCTGATCACCGCCGACGACGGGCTCACCGACTTCAAGAACCGGCCGGGCGCAGTCAACAAGGGTGGGGTCAACCCCGACGGCCGGCCGCTCGTGCATGTCCTGCCCACCGGCAAGATCGAGATCAGCAAGGAGATGATGGCCGAGGAGCGCGCCATCATCGATGACATGTTCCTGGTCTCGCTGTTCAAGGTGCTCTCCGAGCATCCCAACATGACCGCGACCCAGGTGATCGAGCTCGTCAACGAGAAGGGCATCCTGGTGGCGCCCACGCTCGGCCGCCAGGAGACCGAGAAGCTCGGCCCGATGATCGATCGGGAGCTTGATGTGCTGATGCGCCTTGGCTTGCTGCCGCCGATGCCGCCGCGCCTGCGCGAGGCAAGAGGCGAGTACCAGGTGATCTACACGAGCCCGCTCGCGCTCTCGCAGCGCGCCGGCATGGCCGCGGGCTTCGTCCGCACCGTGGAGACGGCGAAGGAGATCGTCAACATCACCCAGGACCCGTCCTACCTCGACCCGTTCGATTTCGATACCGCAATCCCCGAGATTGCGCAGATACAGGCGGTCCCGGAGCGGTGGATGGCCGACCCCGAGGCGATCGCCAGGAAGCGCCAGGCGCGGGCGCAGAGCCAGCAGCAGCAGGCGCAGATACAGGCGATGCCGGCGCAGGCGGCAATGCTGAAAGCGCAGGCCGCGGTGGCGAAGAACCAGCCGGGGCTTGGCACCGCCGGCCTCGGCGGCCCGCAGCCGGCATTCCCGCAGGGATAGGAGAGGTTGATGTACACCGTTGTACAATGACGGAAGCGGACCGCGATCTGGTCGCTGCCTACAAAATTTGTTTCGGGTCGCCGGCCGGCCAAGAGGTGCTCCTCGACCTGATGAAATTTTGCAAGTTCCGGGTCGCCATCGACAACCAGATAGATGAGGGCAAGCGCCAGGTGTTCCTGCGGATCGAGACGTTCGTGGCGCTGACGATCGAGCAAATTCACTGGCTGTTCTCGGATCGCACGATCAGCCTGCAGAGGGACATGGATGAGTGAACAGGCACAAGCGGGAGCTGCAGGAGCTGGAGGCGGCGCGGGCAGCGGCGCGCAAGGTCAAGCGAGTGGCGGGGGTCAGGGTGCGGGCGGCGCAGCGCCGCCTCTTTGGTATTCCGCCGCGGCACCGGAGATCATCGGGCATTGGCAGACCCGCGGGCTAGACCTGAGCGACCCCGCCAAGGTGGCGATCGAGGTCACCAAGCAATATCGCGAGGCCGAGCGCCACATCGGCGCCCCGCCGCAGGAGCTCCTCCGCATCCCCAAGCCGACCGCGGCGGCGACCGACGTCAAGGCGTTCTGGGAACGGCTCGGCGTGCCGAAGGCGGCGACCGAGTACGACCTCGCCTCCGTCAAGTTCAACGGCGCCGACCTGGAACAGGGCTTTGCCGACACCATGCGCCAGGCACTCCTCGACAACTTCATTCCGAAAGAGCGCGCCGCCCCGATCGTCGGCGCGGTGGTCAAGTGGCTGGAAGGCCAGGAGACCGCCGAGACCGCGGCGCAGGAGGCAAAATGGGCGGCCGAGACCGCCCGCCTCGATGCGAGCTGGGGCACCAACAAGTCAAAAAACATGCTCGACGCCGACCAGGGCGCGCAGCGGCTCGGGGTGAAGCCGGAGGAAGTCAAGGCGATGGCCGACGTGATCGGCCGCGACCGGGTCGCCGAGCTGTTCCGAAGGATCGGCGCCGGCACCAAGGAGGACACGTTCCATCCGGGGACCCAGGGCAACGGCGGCCAGCCGGCCACGCGCGAGGCCGCCGCTTCGCGGCTCGATGAGCTGCAGAAGGACAGGGCGTGGGTCGATCGCCTCCTCAAGGGCGACGCCCGCGCCAGGGAGGAGTTTCACAGCCTGCAGATACAAGCGACCGGCTGGGTACCCGACCCCGCATGAGGTGAACGATGGACGATGCGCCGAGCCTGACCGATCTCGACACCCGCGGCACCGATGCGCCGGAGCCCAAACCCAAGCGCAAGCGTGGCCGGCCGAAGCTGCGCCCCCGGCCGGTCAAGCCTCGGCTGGCGGCCGCACCGCCGGTCGAGGCTACTTCCCCGTTCGAGGGGCTCTCGGCGCTGCCGAGCTGCGCCGCCGCCTGCCGGCAGGGCCATTGCGTCATCACCCACGATGAGATTTGCGGGCATCCAGCGCAGGGCCTGCAGCCCAAGCATGCGTTGATCCCCGACGTGGTCGAGCGCCGGAGGCAGGCGATGCAGTACCTCGCGATCAAGAAAGCGGAGAAACGATATGCCTGAGCCGCAGATGATGATGAAGAACGGCATCCTGCAGCAGATCGGCGGCGACCAGGTGCTGGTCGTCACCAAGAAGCACATCAGCGGCGGCATCCTGCTCACCGTCGGCAAGGAGACGGTGTTGCTTTCTCCCAAGCTCGCGAGCGACATGGCGATCGGCGTCTTGAAGGCCCTGGGGATCGGAGTGGAGGTGCAGCATGCCTAGCACGAGCCAGGCCCAGCACGGATTTGCGGCAATGTCGCGCACCGCCGCCGGTCGAGCGAAGCTGCGCGCACACGGGAAAAAGCCGATGCCGGTGTCGGTGGCGAACGAATACATGCAGGCCGACAAGGGCCGCAAGATCGGCAAGCTCGCCCATCACGTCGCCAGGAAATGAGTGCGTTGAGCACTCGCGCGTGCCGGCGATAATCGCGCGCATTCCCTCGGAGTAGCGGCCCCTTCGGGACAAGCCGCGTCGAGGCAGTGACGCCCCCGCCGCGCTGGCAAGGCGGGCAAGGCGACATTTTCAGCACATGACGGTCCCCCGTGAGGGGCAAGGCCGAAAGCTCGTGCGGCGCAGCTCGCGTCCGCGCTCGGTCCAACTCACACGGGACGCCTGCCATGAGCGAGAATTTGTTCAAATTGTTCGTCACGCAATTCTCGGCGATCTTGAAGCTCAAGCTGCAACAGGAACGCTCGAAATTGCGCGGGCGCTGCCATGAGGGGCAGCACTACGGCAAGCAGGCAAGCCCGGTGCAATACATCGGCGCGATCCAGATGCGCGCGCCGGCCGGCAAGTTCGCACCGATCGAGCGCCAAGACGTTGACTTCACGAGAAGGTGGGTCTTTCCCGTAGACAAAGAGGCCCAACAGCTGATCGACAGCTTCGACAAATTGAAGCTGCTCATGGACCCGACCGCGCAGTATTCGAGCGTCGCCGCCGCCGCCGTCGCCCGCGAGTGGGACGACCGCTTGATCGGGGCCGCATTCGCCACCGCGCAGATCGGCCAGGACGCCGGCGGACTGTCGTCGGAAACCTTCAACACCGCGCTCTACCAGGTCGCCGTCAACTTCGCCGCCTCCGGCAACACCGGCTTGACCGTGGCGAAGATGATCGAGGCCAAGCGCATCTTCCGCAAGGCCCAGGTCCCGGTCGACGACCTGGCGCTCACCTGGATCACCAACAGCCAGGGCGAAAGCGATCTGCTCAACCAGGTCCAGGTCGTGTCGACCGATTTTGCCGGCGACCGCGCCACGTTGATGGACGGCAAAGTGACGAGGTTCATGGGCTTCGACATCATCTACAGCGAGCGCCTCACCTCGACGTCGAGCCAGCGGCAGAACATCGTGTGGGTCCCGGACGGTATCTATCTCGGAATTTGGGAGGATACCTACAACGACGTCACCCAGCGCAAGGACCTCTCCTCGCTGCCCTACCAGCTCTACACCCGCATGTCGTCGGGGGCGACCCGGCTGGAGCCCGGCCGGCTCCTGCAGGTGCTGTGCGCCGACACCTCGGCCGCGTCCGATGTGACCCCGTAGGGAGACGCCGATGGCATCGCATTTCGTAGGGTTCGCGCGCGGGGTCGAAGGGACGAAATACTCGGACTTCGTCACCGGCACCACGACCAACGCCGCCAACACCATTGAGGTACGCATCGACGACGCCGGCGGCTTCCGCCCTGTCGACGTCGAGAAGGCAATGGAGATGCTGCAGATGTTCTTTAGCAATCCGCAGCTCTGGGCCACCGCCGGTTTCGTCATCCAGCCCTAGGAGATCATCATGGCTGTCGTCACCGTCAAATCTGGCAGCATCACCAATCTGGATGCGTCTCCGGTCGTCGCCGGCGCCACCGGCGAAGGCGAAAGCGGGTTCCTGCGCGAGATCAATGACAGCGTGACCGCGACCGTCGGCGACAGCATCGGCTCGGTGTATCGGCTCTGCCGCATCCCGACCAATGCCAAGGTCAAGCGGGTGTTGCTCACCTATCCGACCGCCTCGACCGCGGGGGCAACCGACATCGACGTGGCGTTCTCCGACAGCGCCAACGACGGCACCCAGCCCTCGCTCGCCGGCGGCATCGTCCAGCTCACTGGCCCGGTCGACAACAAGCTGTTCGGCTCGGCGACCGCGCTCACCTCGGCGCTCAAGAACAGCGACATCACGTTTGCCAACACCTTCACCGCGCAGCATCAGAACCTGCCGCTGTGGCAGGTGCTGGTCGCGCTCGGGGCGACGCAGTTCACCGCCGATCCGGGCGGGTTCTTCGACATTGTCGCCAAGCTGACCACCGCGCTCACCGTGGCGGCGGGCCTGTTCTCAGTCGAAGTTGATTACGTGGTGTGAGATGGCGATCGACGTCTGGTTCAACGCGACGGCCGACAAGAACGCGGCGAACAAGCCCGACCCTGGCGACCATGTGAACATCGTCACTCACAGCAACGCCGATGCGCTCGATTTGACGCTGTGCTGGGACAGCGCGGTGGTCACCAGCCTGGCGACCTGGGACAGCCTGGTGGCCGACATCCGCCGGCAGACGATCGCGCACGGCTTCCTGACCACATGAGGCAGACATGGCTACCTCGGCAGAGCTTACGTTCATGCGCGCCGTGGTGGTCGCGGAAAGCGTCCGCCAGGCCGCCAGGGCGGCCGCCTTCGCCACCTGGGCCTATGGCACCGGCTCGGCGCTGACCACCTACATGGCCGCGCTGACCGCGGCCGACAACGCCTACATCACCGCGGTGCAGGCGGCGTGCAACACCGCCGGCGCGATCGGCATCAGCGTCCCCAATGCCGGCCCCTCGGTGCAGACCCCGCACGTCAACCTCGGCAATGTCGGCGACTGCTCCAGCCTGCCGGTGGGCTCGCACACTTACGGATCGGTGGCATGAAGGGCGATGTAAAACACCGCGACGTGCCGCCGCCCGCTGCGGCACCATTGCGCGGCACGCCTCCCGCGGACACCGGCACGAGCCCCGCCGAGCTGCTCGCCCATCGGCAGACGCTCGTGCAGACCGAAGGCGTGCGCCAGGCGGCGGTGGCCGCGGCCTCGACCGCGGCGACGGTGCGCGACGCCGAGATTGCCCGCTATCGCGCGTGCCTCGCCTCGGCGATTGCCAACAACTGCAGCACTGAGCCGTTCGTCCGCGCATTGCAGCAGCTCGGCACCGGAGGAAGCTGAATGGGCTTCTCCGCGACCCAGGCCGTCAACTTCTCCAACATCTCGCTCGGCACCGCCTCGATCGGGACGCTCAAGGGCGGGAAATACGCGCTGATCGTCAGCGGCACGATCACCTCGGTGCAGCTCCAAGCGCTCTCGCTCGACGGCACGACCTGGGTGAACTACGGCACCGCGCTCACCGCCGCCGGCGCGGGGACCTTCGACCTGCCGCCGGGAACCTATCGACTGTCTGGCACCGCGAGTGCGCTCTACGCGAGCCTCGTGAGCATTCCGACCTGAGAGGAGACCGACCATGCCGGTATTCTATGACGTCAACAGGGCCTTCACCTCCTCCGGCTCGGCCGGCACCGAGGTCACCCATCTCTGGGGGAAGACCGCCGCCAACCAGGAGACCGCCGGCATCGTCGGCGTCTACTGCGCCGCCCGCTTCGCCACCGCCGGCGGCGGCCAGATCAACGTCAAGACCAACACCGGCACCACTGCCTCCGGCGGCACCGGCACCACTCCCAATCCGAAGAACATGCGCCTGCCGGCGGCGAGCATGACCTGGAACAACGACGCAACCACCATCACCGCCGGCGCCACGTTGGTGGTGCGGCTCACCGTCGGCTTTGCGCAGACCGGCGGCATGGGCGGATGGGTGCCGATCGTGCCCAGTGATGCGATCCAGATGATGCCCAACGCAACCAATCCGGTGGACATCGAGATTACCTCGAACTGCTCGGTGGCGAGCGTCACCGCCACCACCACCGTGGAGTTCGGCGAGGGCATCTGATGACGGAGAGCTGGGACCGGCAACTGGAGGTCCGCGCGCTCGCCGGCAACCAGGGCCGCCTGCCCGATTGCCGGCTACGCGGCACCGCGCGCGCGCGAACCATCATGCGCGCGCACATGGAATGGGAGCTGGTGTTCTGCGCCAACTGCGGCAAGGAGGGCGGCATGGTCACCGCCGAATGGACGCCGCACGTCTTTTATCTGTGCGACCGCTGCGCCGCCTGGGGCGCCGAGCAGCAGCTCGGCCTGCAGCAGGCACCCGATGAGATTGTCCGCGGCTACGGCGAGGGACGATGAGCCAGATACATGTCCTGCACAGCGTCGGCCCGAACCTCTATCACGTCGTCGTGCATGGCCTGGCGCCGGCCGGCAACAACCGCGCCGGCGTCGCCTGGTCGACGGCAATCAAGAATGCGGGCCTCGCCAAATCGCAGATGGTGAAGGGGCCGGGACCGGGGCAGATCACCGAGGCCGAGAACAACGCAGTCAACGCCGGCACCACGCTGGAAGGCAGCTTCCAGTGGCGCGATGATCCCAACTGGGACGCCGCGACCCGCAAGAACGACATTCTCGGCCGCGCCGATCAGCTCATCGCCGACCTCTCGGCCCATTACCAGGAGCAGCTCGGTTTCTTCGGCTATGTCGAGCCGGCCGAGGAGATGATCGAGGAGCCCCCGCCGGAGGAGCCGCCCCCCGAGGAGATCGAGGAGCCGCCACCGGCGCGGGCCGCCACACAGCGCGCCGGGCATCACAAGCGAGGCAGACGGTGAATGACGCTTTTTCTCTCGCCGGTGCCGCAGCGCGAATGGCGCGAGCCGTCGCAGCGCCGCTGTGGCAACTGGGAGGAGGAGAACCGCACCTGGTTCCGGCTACAGGCGCGCACGAGTGACGGTGCGCTGTTCTGGCGCGGCTGGTTCGATGATCGCGATGATGCCGATCGCTTCCTATGGGGGTTAGCCACCGGCTCGCTGCGATATGATCCGGCGCTCTGTCGCTTGCCAATGCGCAGCAACAACGGAGCCGTTGGCTGGTATAACAACTTCAAGCAACCGCTGCATGCGGGCGAGTGGTTTCGTGAATGGGCCGATCTGCCCCTATTCTACGAATTTGCCAGTGTCAGCTTCTTTACCACGTCGGCGGGCTCCAACCAGACGTGGACCTCCCCGAGCGACTGGAACAACGCCAACAATCAAATTGAGGCAATCGGCGGCGGTGCGTCGGGAGGGGGCACCAACGCTCAGCCCAACCATTGCACGGGCGGCGGGGGAGGCGCTTACTCCTCTATCGACAATTTCGTGGTTGCTACGCCAGGAACCACAACAGCAACGCTCCAAGTGGGCGCCGGCGGCGCGCAGGTCGGGGCCGCCAATGGCAACCCCGGCGGCACGACATGGTTCAACAGCGCAAGCGATCCCGGCACCGGAACCGACAATACGAGGTTGGCTGCGGATGGTGGCTCGGGCGGAATAAAAGCGACGGGCAGTCAGAACGGTGGACCGGGAGGCGTCGGGACGAACGGCTGGGGGCAGGTCCGTACCAGCGGAGGTCGCGGCGGAAATCTGACCGGGGCGAGCGGGACAGGTTCCTCGGGAGGGGGTGGGGGAGCGGGACCAAATGGCGTCGGCGGCAATGGCGGCGACAATTCCTCGACAAGCACTGTCGCAACCGCCGGCGGCACCGGAGATAACGGTGCCGGCGGCGCCGGAACGCCGGGCACGACCGGCTCGACAAGCACCGCCGCAGGCGTTGCCGGCACCGAATGGGACTCCACGCATGGCTCGGGGGGAGGATCGGGGGGGTGTGCCAGGGTCGCCGGTAGTGCCACCTCCGGGGCAGGAGGGCGCTACGGCGGCGGCAGCGGTGGGGCAACGGGTGCTGCAGGCGGAACTGCGACCGCCGGTAGTGTGGGCATCGTGGTCATCACTTATACAACGGCAGTCATAGGCGAAGGCTGGGGCGTCAACCGGATTTACCGCATGCACTCGCCGCAATGGAGATGAGGGCGTGGCCGAAATCCAGGTCATCGTCTATGACGTTCCGCGGCTCCAGCCCTATCAGTCGCGGCTCGTCTACTTCAATCAATCGACCGAGCCTGATCCCGAGCCGACGACGCCGATCAATTTCGTCGCTCGGCACACCCCCGCCCAGCATACGCTGCTCGCTCTCTACCGGCACAACGTCGCTGCCGATTTTTCCTTCGTGCCCGATCAGGCTCCCCTCACCGGCAATCCGCATTTCATCGGTCGCTTCAATCCGGTCCGGCATACCGTGCCGCTGGCGCTCCGCAGCCCCCGCTCGGTGCAGGAATTCATTCCACCCCCGATATTCGAGACCAACATCGACTTCATCGCCCGGCACTCGCCGGTCGTTCACAATCTGCAGGCGCGGTTCCTGCAAGGTGCGGCCTGGGACGACAGCGTGCCGCTCGGGCCGCAACCCGAGACCAACATCGATTTCATCGCCCGCCATGTCCCGGTGAAATACACCCTGCGGCCGTGGCTGATGCAGAACACGGCCCAGGACCTCACGGGCACGATCCAGCCGGAGACCAACACCCATTGGATCGCCCGGCACGTCCCCGTCAGCCATCGCATCCTGCCGGGCCTGCGCTTCTTCACCCCCGCCTATCTGGGCGCCGCGCTCGGCCCGCAGGGCTCGACCCCGCAGAACTACACGCGGCGCTTCACCGCGACCCAGTTCCTCGCCAACAATGCGATGGCGCGATATGCGCTTTACCAGGGCGCGGCCGGCGATCTGTCGACCCGGCCGCCGGCGGTCCTCACCACCTTTGCCGAGTGCGTGCATCTCGCCGAGATGATCCGCCAGGGCGAGCAGCAGGCGGCGCGGGAGACCTTCACCGACCCGGACCAGTCGCGGGCGCTGCGCAACGCCATGCTCGCAGCTGACATCAAGTATTTCCAGACCGTGATCATCTGCGCCCGCCAAAACAACGTGATCGTGCCCAACGTCGAGGCCGGCCTCGCCGCCGCGCTCAAGGAACGCAGTCAAATCCAGCGGTTGCACTAGTGCGTTGAGCGATCGGCGAATATGCCGATGCTTGCGTCATCATGGGGCAGTTTCTCAATCCGCTCGACATCGCGAACCGGGCCTGCCAGCACGTCGGCGTCGACCTGATCTCGACCGCGCAGGGCTTCGCCGAGGTCAGCCGCGCCGCCCAGCACATCGGGGTGAACTATCCCAAGCTCCGACGCGCCGAGCTGCAGCGCAACATCTGGAAATTCGCCACCCGCACCGCGATCCTGCGCGCGATCGACACCAACACGCTGCTCCTCTCGCCGACCGCCTGGCAGTCGGGAGCCACCTATTTCGTGGGCTCGATCGTCGCCGACACCGACGGCTATCTCTGGATCAGCCGTGTCCAGAACAACCTCGGCAACCAGCCAGGCAACGCCACCGGCATCGCCGCGACCGATTTTGCCTGGGAGCCCTATTACGGGCCGCTCACCGTCGCGCTCTACGACAGCAGCCAGACCTACTATTCCGGCGAGGTGGTCTACACCGCCGCCGGCGACGGCACCGCCAACATTTATCTGTCCAAGGTGAACGCCAACGCGGTGCATCCGGCGCTCCCCAATCAGTGGAGTACCTACACCACCTATTTCAAGAACGATGTGGTGCAGGCGTTTCCCGCCTGGTCGAGCGGCACCACTTACACCGTCGGGCAGACGGTCGCCTATACCGACGGCCTGATCTACTCCTCGCTGGTCAATGCCAATCTCGGCAACCCCCCGAACCTGTCGTTCTTCCAATGGGCGCCGATGCCGACCTTGACGCTGGAGACCCAGGCGGTGCCGATCACCTCGGTCGTGCAGCCGCCGTCGCAGACCGCAATCACCGAATGGTCGCAGACCGAGAGCTATGCGCTCGGCGACTTCGTGCTGTTCAACGGCCTGGTCTACGTCTCGCTGACCCCGTTCAACACCGGCAATTTCCCCGATCTCAACGGGGTGTGGGCGGTCACCACCGGCGGCACGCTCTACATGAGCGCGATCGACCTCAATTTCGGCAATGACCCGACCAGCGCGACCGTCAACCCGCCGGCCTGGTCCTCGGCGACCACCTACGCGATCAACGCGCTGGTCGCGGCCACCGATGGTCTGATCTACAAATCGCTGCAGAACGGCAACCTCAACCACAACCCCGCCAACGGCGCCGCCCCGACCTTCTGGCAGAATACCGGCGTGCTCGATCCCTGGGTCACGACCTTCGTGCAGGGCGGCGGCAACAGCCAGTGGACGCAGATCGGCGGGGCGAGCTTCCCCGCCGGGGTCGCGCTGAAAAAGCTCGACATCATCTATCCGATCAATACCGGGCCGACCCAGCAGCTCTCGACCCGCAACATCTTCCGTCTGCCGGCGAACTACCTGCGCGAGGCGCCGCAGGACAGTCGCGCCGGGTCCAGCTCCTCACTCGGCACGCCGGGCCACCTCTATTACACCGACTGGGAATACGAGAACGATTTCATCCGCTCGCGCGACGTCCTGCCGATCGTCTATCGCTTCGTCGCCGACTTCACCGACGTCGCCCGCATGAACGACATGTTTTGCGAGGGGCTCGGCGCCCGGATCGCGCTGGAAAGCTGCCAGGTGCTGACCCAGTCCTCCGCCAAGCTCGCCGACATCGGCAAGCTCTACGAGCGTTTCATGGGCGAGGCGCGCATCGTCAACGGCATCGAGACCGGCCCCACCGAGGAGCCGCTCGATGATTACATCGCATGCCGGATTTGATGGATGCCTCTCGCCTCATACATGCGATCGTCGTTCCTCGGGGGCGTCTGGTCGCAGTCGATGCAGGGACGCACCGACCGGCCCGATTATCCGACCGCGCTCAATGACTGCATCAACGCGGTGCCGATCGAGACCGGGGCGATGGTGCGCCGCTCCGGCACCCGCTTCGCGCAAACAACCCGTTCCGGGGCGGCGGGCCGGGTCATCAAGTTCGATTTCTCGGCGGCGAACCCCTACACGATGGAGTTCACCGATGGGCATTTGCGCTTCTTCGCCGGGCTGACCCTGGTCAACAATGCCGAGGCCATCACCGTCACGTCGATCTCGACGGCGACGCCGGCGGTGGTGACCGGCGGCACGCATCCGTTCCAGACCGGCGATCAGGTGTTTTTCAGCGGGCTCGGCACCAACGCGCCGACGATCCAGAACCGGGTCTTCTCGATCACCCGCATCAGCACGACCACCTACTCGCTGCAGGACGCGGTGACCGGGCAGAACATCGTCGGCACCGGCATCGGCTCGGTCGGCGCCTCGGCGACTGCGTCGAGCATCACCGACATCGCCACGCCCTACGTCGGCTCGCTGTGGCAGAGCCTGCGCTCGGTGCAGACCGAAAAGACCTCGTTCCTGCTCCAGGGCGATACCATGCCCTATGCGCTGACTGTGGCGACCGATCCGACCGACACCTCGTTCGCCACCTTCGCGCTCAATCCGGCGGTATTCAACGATGGCCCCTACGACGATCCTTTCGTCAACGGGGTGCAGGCCAACCCCTCGGCCAAATCCGGCATCGTCAACATCACGCTCAACTTCCCGGCCTATGTCGCGACCCAAGCCTATGCCAAGGATGCGTTCGTCACCTTCGGCGGTAACAACTACACCTCGCTGGTCGATCAGAACGTCAATAACCAGCCCGACACTCATCCCGCACAATGGGCCGCGGTCTCGGCCGGCCAGGCGATCAGCCCCGACGGCTTCCAGGGCTCCGACGTCGGTCGCCTGGTCCGATTGTTCTCGGAGCCCGACCTGTGGTCCTCGACTACGACCTACGCGGCGAACGCGGTGGTCTCCTACAATCCGAGCGGGCTTCCCGGCCAGGTCACCTACTGGTCGTCGCTGACCGGATCGAACCTCAACTTCATCCCCGGCACCGACACCAATCACTGGCAGCTCATGCAGCAGGGCGGGCTGAACTCGCCGGCGATCTGGACCTGGGGCAAGATCACTGGGCTGCTCAACCTCATCTCGCCCTCGCTCGCCGGCAGCGTCAACATCGGCACCATGACCGCCAACGGCGGGCTCGCCGCGGCGTTCGACACGAACCTGGAGCAGGCTTCCGGCGCGTGCGCGGCGAGAAACGTGACCACGATCGGGGGCATCGGCGCCAATGCCACCGTCTCGACCTCCAGCTATGTCGGCAAGAATTACACCACGCCTGGCGCCCAGCGGATCGAGCACGCGACCGTCTATCCCTCGACCAACAAGGGCTTCCTCGACGGCAGCTATATCTTCGACCAGGGGGGCGGCAATTTCGCCAGCGCCAACTTTTCGAGCACGAGCGTCAGGCTCAATCTCCGCGCCAAGGCGACCGCCCCGGCGAGCTCCTCCGACGGCACCTTGCTCGGCACCACCGGCAACATCGCCGACACCACCACGCCGGTCAGCGTCACTTCGTCGGATACGACGACGACATGGAATTTTGTCTGGATCGAGATTATCGTCAGCGGCACGGTCGGATCATTGGGCGGCACCCAGTTCACGCTCAACGCATATATTTGCGAGGCGCAATTCTTCGCTCCGGCCGGCGCCAGCACCGGCTCCGGCGTCAGCGTCGAGATACTCGGTCCGCCGCTCCTCTACACCACCCCGATCCGCACCTGGCGCCTCGGCACCTTCTCCAACACCACCGGCTGGCCGACCTGCGGCACCTACCACGAGGGCCGGCTCTGGCTCTCTGGCGTGGTCCCCAACCGGATTGATGCCTGCGTGTCGAATGGCATCGTCGGCGGCACCGTCAACTGGGCGCCGACCGACCTCTACGGCAACGTGCTCAATTCGAGTGCGATGGATTACACGTTCAATGCCCCCGACGTTAACCCGATGTTCTGGATGATCCCCGATCTGCAAGGCATCATCTGCGGCACCAAGATGGGGGAATGGCTGGTGCAGGCACCGAGCTCGGGGCCGATCACCCCGTTCAACATCGTCGCCCGCCGGGTCACCGCGATCGGCTGCGCCAACATCGAGCCGCGCCGCACCGAGCACACCACGATCTTCGTGCAGAAATTCCAGCGCAAGGTGATGGAGTATTTCGCCGATGTTTTCAGTGGCAAGTTCACCGCTCCACATCTGACCGAGCGGGGCAAGCACCTGACCGCGCCGGCAATCGCCGAGATCGCCTACCAACAAGAGTTGGCCCCGATCGTCTGGCTGCGGCTCACCGACGGCACGCTGCTCGGCATCAGCTACAAGCGCGACACGCTCTCGACCGCGAGCGGGCCGACCTTCGCCGGGATGCACAAGCACACGCTCGGCTCCGGCCGCCAGGTCGAAAGCATCACCGTCGGCATCTCGGCCGGCGGCAACCTCGACGCGCTGACGATGGTCACGAACGACCCGGCGACCGGCGTGCGCCACGTCGAGGTGATGGCGGACCTGGCCGAGGAGACCAGCACGCTCGCCGCAGAATGGCTGCTCGATGATGCCGTCTCTCCGTCCTCGCGCACCGCGACCGGGAGCAACACCACGATCAACGGGCTGTGGCACCTCAACGGCAAGACCGTAACTGTCTACGCGAGTGGGCTCGACTGCGGCGATTTCACCGTGAGCAACGGCTCGGTGACAGTCCCCTTCGGCGTCGCCGGCGGGCTGTTCACCTCGGGCTTCGCCGCGACCGCGACCTACGTGATCGGCTTCACCTACACGTCGCAGGCGCAGCTCGTGCGCCCCAGCTCGCGCGAGGATACCGGCGCCCGCAACGGTCCGGCGTTCGGCAAGCTGCGGCGATCGCACTGGTACGCGCTGGAGCTCTATAACTCGACCGCTGGCGCCGACGGCGGCATCGGCACCGACTACGGCAAGCTCGATCCGATCGTGCTCGCCGCCGACAACGGCGCCCCGCTCACCGCGCTGCAGCCCTTCAACGCGATCAAGCGGGCGACGCTACGCGACACCGAGAGCCTCGACAGCATGCTCGCTTGGCGGGTGACCAGGCCGAGGCCCTGGAACGTCGCCGCCGCCGGCGCCTTCATCGAAGCCCAGGACCTCTGATCATGGCACTCGGGACATCGACCTTTGACTTTGCCGCCGGCGCGGTGTCGGACCTGTTCGCCGCCGAGGCCCATCGGATGCGCGCCCAGGGCGCCGAGCTGGAGGAGCAGGAATACCTGCTCGCCGCCGGCATGGCCGACAAAAACGCGCAATACACGGCCATGTCGACCAGGATCAAGGCCGGCCAGGCCGACCGCAATCTCTACAAATCGCTCGGCCAGACCACCGCCGACATCGCTGGCGCGGGGTTTGCCACCTCGGGAAGCGCGCTGGACATCCTGCGCGAGAGCGCGAGTCAGGGCGCACTCGCCAAGGCGGTGCTCACCGAGCAGGGGCTGATCACCCAGGAGGGCTACAAGGAGCAGGCGCAAAGCTACCGGATCATGTCGTTCGGCGCGCAGATCGCCGCCGAGGCTGAACGGACGGCGGCAACCGGGGCCGAGATAACCGGCGCAATCAAGGGAGCGGCGGCGATCGGAACGCTGTTCATCTGATGCCCAACATCCGCGAATACGAGACGCCGGCGCTTGACGTTCGCCCGACCGAGATCGGGATCGAGAGCACCGCCGCCGCCGGCCGCCGGGTCGGCGCCTTCTTCCACGAGGCGGCCGGCGCGATCAGCGACATCGGTCAGCGCGTCGGCGGGGCAATCCGAGCCGCCGGTGATACCGCCGTCAAATACGTCGACCATCAGCAGATCAGCGCCGGCGCGCTCGGTTTCGCCAAGCTCCAGGATGACGCGGTCACCGAATGGAACGGCATCGCCAAGACCGCCGACCCCGGCGATCCGTCGGTTGGTCAGCAATGGCGCGAGGAGAAACTGGAGCCGCGGCTGCAGCAATTCGTCTCCGGCTTTACCACCGAGAACGGCCGCAGATGGGCGGAAGCACAGACCAATCAATTCCGCCAGCACATGTTTCATCAGACGACGGCGGACATGGCCGAGCACGCGGCCGACGCCGTGCACATGCAGTCGGTCGGCACCATCAACACGCTCGCCGGCACCGCCTACAAGGACCCCAGCTCCGTCGACAACCAGATTTCCGTGCTGACCAGCTCGACCCGCGCCATCACCGGATCGAGCCCGACGCTGACGCCTGCCGTGGCGAGCCGTGTCAGCCGCGAGATGACGGAGAATGGCACCAAGCAGATCGTGCATGCGGCGATCGCCGGCGCCATCGCCAAGGGCGGCGACTGGCAGGGAATAGCCGACCGATACTCGGCTTATGTCGATCGCGCCGAGCTGGAGAGCTTCGTCCGCGCCGACAAGACCTATAGGCGGATGGAGGAGAGCGAGGCCCGGCAGAAACGCGCGGATGCCGAGCACGACGCGCGCACCGACTTCAACGCCAAGGTGAACGACCTGGAGCTGTCGACGATCCCGGAGAGGGCCGGCGACCGTCCGCAACTGCCGGACGACTACTGGGACAAGATGCGCGAGCTTGCCAAGCATCCCGGTGCCCAGCTAGAGCCCGGCCGCCTGCGCACAATGATCAACAACGGCGAGGTGATCACCGAGCGGTTGTCGAAGCCCGAGCCACTCGGGCGCACCTCGCACGACACGACCATGCAGCTCCTCGCCCGCATGCGGGCGACCGATGAGAGCAGGCTCACCGACAACGGGCCGATCTACGACGCTTTCCAGCAAGGCAAGCTCAACAGCGCCGATTTCAACTTCCTCAATCGAGAGTTTTCCAACCTGCGCTCGCCGGAGGGCTTCGCCCTGGAGAAGGACCGCGCCGGGTTCGTCAAGAGCTTCGCCCGTCTCATCGACGGCAGCATGAACGAGGCCGGCATTCATTCGGTGCTCGGCACGCAGCGCATGTACGAGTTCGAGATGGATGCCCGCCGGCAGGAGCAGGTGCTGCGCGGCAAGGGGCTCGATCCGCACCTCATCTACGACCCCCGCTCGGAATACTTCTTCGGCCGGCCGGAGAACGTCGCCAAGTATCGCGTCTCGATGCAGGAGGCGCAGAGCTACGACAAGACGCTGCAGGCGATGGATGTCGCCGCGGCGGCGGCCGCGGAAGCCGCGGCGAAGAACAAGCCGCCGCCGGCCGCTCCTTCCGCCGCACCGGCTGCACCGGCGGCACCGCAGGCGCCCGCGCGCCCGCCTGGTTTCCCGGCGGACGCGCGCCAGGCGCCCGACGGAAACTGGTACGTCGAGCGAGACGGAAAATTCTTCAAGGTCCAGGCGCGGTGAATGGCGGTCGATTTCATCCCCATCGAGGGCAACCCATTCGAGCCCAAGGCAGCGGCACCGCCGGCGCCGCCACCGGAGCCGACGCTCACTCCGGTTGACGGCGATCCATTCGGGCCGCCGCAGAGCAACATTCCACCGTCCTTCATGGACCGATTTCGCCGGCGCATGCAGGTCCAGCAACAGATCGAGGATGCGACCGCGGTGCAGACCGAGGCGCGCAGGCGGGCGCAGGGCGCCGGCTTCGTCGAGGCGCTCAAGCAAGGGTTCGGCGAGGATCGCCTGGGCTTCTCCGATGAGCACATTCAGCAACTGCAGCAAGTCGGCATCTATCGCGACCCGGTTACCGGGCGCGGCGGGATGCTGCGCCTGGCGAATGAGGCGATCATGCAGCCCGCCTCCGTGCTCGGCGATGCGATCCTCCGCTCGGTCAATGCCGGCATCTACGGGTTGGGCGCGATGGCCGGGGCCGCGGCCGAGGAGACTGGCCTGGCCGAGCCGAAGGCGGTGCAAAAGGAGGTGGTCAACTTCCTGCAGTACGAGCTGATGCGCGGCGACAAGGCGTTTGGCCGCCTCGGTCACGACCCGGCGAGCGGGAAGATGTCCGACCAGACGATCGGCACCCTGCCCAAGGAGGCGGATTTCAGGGCCGCCGCCGAGGCCCTGCATCTGCCACCCGACGGCGCACCCTCGGAAATAATCAGGAAATCGATCTACACGAACCTGCGCCGGATGTGGGAGGAGGACGGCATTCACCCGGCCGAGGCGGTCCACGACGCGCAGCGCGACGCCTTCCTGCGCAAGCTCCTGCACGAGCTTGACCCCGAGCCGCGCGACACCTCAAACATTCCGCCGGCGACAAGCTCACCCGTGCCGATCGGCACGCCGCGCGCCGAGCTTGCCCGCGTTCCCGGCGACGATCACTTGAACGCCATCCTCGACAGCGCGCCGACGCGGCAGGTCATCGACAACCCGACGGTCAATCGCGACTTCGACGTGCCCTACACCGCCGGCGGCTCGGTCCCGCTGGAGGACCCGACCATTTTCATCGACCGGCATTTCCCCCGCTCATTTACCATCGACGGCGTCACTTTCGATCCGGCCGATCCGTTCGCTATCCACGAGAACCTGGAGCATCACGTCATGGAGATGCTGCGCCGGGGCGGCATGGACGACGCGCTCGCCTACAAGATCGCGCATTGGGAATTTGCCGAGAAGGCCGAGGGGCAATGGTACAAGTCGCATGGCATCGACCAGGCGAAGGCCGAGGCCGCTTACCAACCCTACATGGAAGCGATCCAGAAGGAGAAGGCGGAAAATCTGCCGCCCAATCTCTACCCGCGTCCCTATCCTCACGATCAGCCGTCGGCCGCCGCGCATGAGGCGTTCGCCGAGGCCAAGCCGACCCCCTCCGAGGTTGCCCAGGCGCGCGCGATCCTCTCCGAGCAGCTCATCGCCGGCGAGCTCCGGCGACTGGGGGTCGAGGCGCCGCCCACACTGTTCGAGCCGTTCGGCAGCACCACCGGCATCCCCGCCGGCGTGGCGAAGGCATCGGTCGAGGCCGACCAGGTAAAGGCCGCCGAGACCGCGGCCAAGGCTACCGGCAACACCACGATCATCCGCCGCTATGCCACCGAGGCCGAGGAAGCCGATCTGCGGGCGATGATCGAGCGCAAGGCGCCCGCGGAGGAGATCGAGAGCCACGCCTCCATCAAGCGCGCCAATGCTGACGTCGAAAGCCGCCCCAAAACCGAGAGCCTGCCCGGTTACGGCACGCCGGAGTTCGAGGCGGCGCGGGAGTTCAATCTCGACGGCAAGCCGGCACGCGGTTACGAGGCGGCGATCAACTGGCTCATTGCCAAGGGTCGGTCGTATTCCAAGGACAAGCCGGTGGGCCAGGATCGCCGGGCGGTCATCGTCATCGGTCCGCCGGCCGCAGGCAAATCACACTTTGCCGAGACGCTTGCCACCCGACTACGGATGGCGATCAACGATGCCGACGACGCCAAGATGATCTTGCCGGAATACGATGGCGGCGCCGGAGCGGTAGCTACCCACATCGAAAGCACCAAGCTCGCGCAAGCAACCCTGGAGCGGGAGATTGCCCAGGGCACGAACCTCGTCCTGCCCAAGGTCGGCGGCAAGCTCGGTCAAATTCACGACATGGTCGCACAACTGCAAAATCGCGGCTATGAGGTGAACCTGGTCAACATGAGCATCGATCCTGCCGAGGCGTATCGGCGGATGATCAGCCGGTTCATGGACACCGGACGTTTGATCTCCAGGGAATTCCTCGAATGGGTCGATAGCAAACCGGAGAGAAATTACCATATATTCAAAGGAGAAGGGGCATTCCATGAAACCCTCGAAATCGACGCCAACGGTCCCAGAGGAACCGCCTACGCCAAAGACGGAGCCGAAACCGACCTCGCCCGCGTTCTACAACTGGGAAGAGGAGGAGGAGAGGGGCCGGCGGCAAGGCTCGGAGTACGAGGAACGCAGGCGGAAGTCCGGCCTCTCGTAGCCGGCAATCCCCTTCCCAACAGCGTTGCCGCGTTCCGCCCCGATGAGCTGACGGTCGACGCCAAGCGGTTCCAATTCAAGGCGGACAGCGACGAGGCGGGGGTCACCGAGCGCCTGAAAGGCGTCACCCGCTGGGACCCGGTGAAGGCCGGCATGGTCCTCGTTTGGCAGGACAAGACCGGCAAGAATTTCATCATCGACGGGCATCAGCGGCTCGGTCTCGCCAGGCGCATCGAGGCGGCCGATCCGAGCCAGCAGCCGCAGCTCCTGGCACGGGTGCTGTGCGAGGCCGAAGGCGTCACCGACGCCGAGGCGCGGGTCACCGCCGCGCTGCGCAACATCGCCGAGGGGACCGGCACCGCGGTTGATGCCGCCAAGGTGCTGCGCGACAACCCCGAGCGGGCCGCCGAGCTGCCGCCCAGGTCCGAGCTTTACCGCCAGGCGCGGGACCTCACCAACCTGTCCCCCGATGCTTTCGGCATGGTGATCAACGGCGTGGTGCCGCCGCACTATGCCGCGGTCGTCGGTCGCCTGGTCCCCGCCGACCCCGAGCTGCAGTCGGCGATGCTCACGCTGCTCGCCAGGACCGACCCCGCCAATGCGATCCAGGCCGAGGCGATCGTCCGCCAGGGGATCGAGGCCGGGGTTGCCAAGCGCCAGGCCGGCGCCCAGGCGGGGCTGTTCGGCGAGGAAGAGGTGGCCGAGAGCCTCTACGTCGAGCGGGCGAAAGTGCTTGACCGGGCGCTCAAGGAGATAAAGAAGGATAAGGCGGTTTTCTCCGTGCTCACCAAGGAGCAGACCGAAATCGAGGCGGCCGGCAATCGCCTGGCCGCGACCGTCAACGAGAAGCGAGCCGCAGCCGATGCCCAGGCGATCCAGCTCCTCCAGGTCCTCGCCAACCGCGCAGGACCAATCTCCGACGCTCTCGGCACCGCCGCCCGAGCCGTCAGGGACACCGGCAAGCTCGGACCAGCCGTCCGAGACTTCGTCGGGCATCTCCGATCACTCCTGGAGGAGGATCAACTCGTTCGTATCGCAAGCCGTGTCGAGCGAGGCCCGCTACATGTTGGCGATGAAGCTCGCACAGCTACGCTCGACAAGGCAGCAGAGCTAGAGAGCCCGCAGGCCGCCGCGATCGCGGCCGAGCAAATCTCCGATCTGATCCAGCCGCACGCGCTCGGCGCCGCCGCCACCGAGGAGGTGCAGCTCGCCCGCGGCAAGGGCGCGCAGTTTGTGCTGCCGGGCGCCGAGCGCAGCGCCAGGCAGGCGGCGGCGGCCCGCGGCGAGACCCTGCGCGCCAAGGTCCCGCAGGAAGAACCGGGCGGCATGTTCGCCGCGCCGGAACCCGAGGAGCCGACCCTGTTCCCGCTCGGCGCCGCGGTGAGCCCGAGCCCGGCGCAGCCGAGCCTGTTCCAGCAACCCGCTCCGCCGCCTGGCCGGATCGTGGCGGCAATCACCAATGCGGGTGAGCAGCTCCTCGACATCGGCCGCGACATTCAGATGCTCGCAACGCCGATGGCCGTCGGCGGCAGGCTCAACAGCTGGGCCAGGGCCGCGGCCAAGGACTTCGCCAACGCATTGCGCCGCAACCGCTGGGAATGGATGCGGATCGACAGCGACATCGTCAGACGGTTCCCGCGCGCTATCCGCAAGGCGATGTGGGATGCAGCCGACCAGGAAAGCGTCGGCCGGCAGCTCGGCGTCACCCCGGAGCACATGCAGCTCGCCCAGCGCGGCCTGCAGATGCTCACTCCCGAGCAACGCGCCCTGGTCGAGAGCGAGCAGGGACGCGCGCAAGGGGCCTGGGTAAAGGCGCGCGATCTCGGCATGGTCGAGGGCGAAGGGCTCCCCGCCTACACCCCGCGCGCGATAGTCAACATGGCCTTCGGCGAGGGCGGAAGCATGCCGCTCAACTCCATCGGCCGCAACCTGCGGGTAAGCACGCCGTTCCTGCGCGGCCGCAAATACCTGACCGCGGAGGAAACCGAGGCCGCCGCCAAGGCAAGAGGTGGCGAGGCGGCCGAGCTCGTGCGCGACATCCGGGTGCTGCCGCTCGCGACCGCCAGGCTGGAGGATGCGATTGCCGGCCGCATGCTCATCAACAACATCAAGGAATACGGTCAGCGTACCGGCCAGGACACGGTGAGCGAAGGCAGCAAGCCCGGCCCTGGCTGGTTCACCCTCGACCATCCGGCGTTTCAGACCTGGCGACCAAAGCTAGAGAAGATGGAGGAGCCGGGGCCGCTTGGGGGCACCATGCGCGCGGCGACCGACAAGGAAGGCAACATCATTTTCGAGCGGGTGCCGCTCTACGTGCATCGCGATTTTGAGGGGCCGCTCCGGGCGGTGCTGGCGCAGAACAACAATAGGATTTACGGCGCGCTGATGAGCCTCAAAGGCAAGAGCATGAGCATCATCATGTATTCGCCGATCATTCACAACGCGGTGGAGTGGGGCCGCGCGCTGCCGGCGATGCCGGGCAAGGTGCTCACCTTCCGGGTCTACTTCGACGGCAATCGGGCGAAGAACAATCCCGCCATCATGCGCGAGGCGATCGACGCCGGTCTGGTGCCGATCGGGAACCGCTTCTTCAACCAGGACATCACGTCGATCGCCGAGGCGCCCGATCTGACGCCGGGCCGGTCCTGGACCGCCAAGGTGCTGGGCTCCGTGCCGGGGCTGTTCGATGAGCGGGCCGGGACCGCGGTCAAGGCCGGCATCGATAGGATGGGCGACTTCTGGCACAACACGCTGCTCTGGGATCGCATCGGCGATCTGCAGATGGGGCTCTACACCAATTTCCGCGACAACCTCGTGCAGAAAGGGGTGGATCAGCAAACCGCCGCTCGCGCCGCGGCGCACTGGGCTAACCGCTACGCCGGCGCGCTGCCGGTCGAGGCCATGTCGGAGGCGGCGCGCAAGACCGCCAATCTGTTGCTGTTCTCGCGCTCGTTCACGCTCGGCAATATCGGCGTGATGAAAGACATGCTCACCGGCCTGCCGCGCGACGTGATGGCACAAATCGAGCGCGACGTGGGCTCGCTCGATCCGAAGGCGAAGGGCTACATCCGAAACCTGGCCGTGCGGAAAGCCGTTGCCGTCGTGATGGCCGACATGGGGCTCATGTATATCGGCAACTCGATCCTGCAGAGCGCGATCAACGTACTGTCCACCGACCGCACGCTCGATGATGAGATGCGCGGCTATGCGCAACGCGCCAAAGAGGCGTTCGCCGAGCGGCAGGAAAATCCGATGAAGCTCCTGCAGCCGCTCGACTTCATGGAGCACGTCAGCTCGACCTACGAGAACGAGCCGGGACGGCGGGACCGCATCCGGGTCGGCTACCTCAAGGACGGCACCGCAATCTACGCGCGCAACCCGGCCGGCAAGATCGGCGAGGAGTTCATCGGCTGGATGACCGGGCCACTCGACATGATCCACCGCAAGCTCGGCACGATCGCCCGGCCGGCCTGGCAGATCATGGCGAACGATCGCGGCTTCGGTCGCAAGATTTATGATCCAGGCGCCGACGCGCCGGAGAAGTATCTGCGGAACATGGGGTTGATCGCGGCGCACCTGGTCGAGGCGCAATTCCCGGTCGGCCCGATCGCCGCCGGCGCCGAGATGGTCACCCACGCGCTCGGCGGCCAGCCAGGCGCCCCGCGGCGGCCGGTAGGCGAACTCGCCAAGGACATCATCAGCGGGGGCGAATACACGCTCCCGGCGCTGCAAGTGCTCGGGCCGATGGCCGGCGTCACTTTCAGCAAGGGCGCGCCCGGCGGCCCGGCGGTGGGCGAGCTGTACGCTGCGCGGACGCAGCATCAGTACCGGGTCGACATGGCGTTGCCCGACATCAGGAAGCAGATACAGCGGGGCGACATCGCCGGCGCCAGCGAGCGCATGACCGAGCTGGGCATCCCGCCGGGGCTGCAGAAATTCTACATCCGCACCGGGCTCAATCCGGCGACCAGGCTCTCGGGTCGCACGCTGCGCGATTTCTATCTCTACGCGACGCCGGAGCAGAGGCAGCGCCTGGAGCGCGCAAATGGAGTGCGTTGAGCCGGGGGCCTGGCCGCCGTAACACGGGCTTCCATGAACCCCGGTCCCGTCGAGGAAGCCGGCAAGGTCGCCGGCGGGATTGTATCCGCGCTCGGTTCACAGCCGGCGGTGCTGGCGCTGGTCGTCGCCAATTTGGGGATGCTGGCGTTCCTATTCTATGCGCTGAGCGCGGCGGCGACCTTCCGCAATGAGATGCTCAAGCATCAATACGAGTACCAGCGGGAGATCAGCGATCTGCTCTCGCGCTGCGTGGTGCCGCGCAGCGACGTTCCCGACATCGACAGAGGATGAAGGATGGCAATCGTCATCAGCAGCGGGCACGGCAAGTACGTGCGCGGCGCCATGTTCTACCTCGATGAGGTCGATGAGGCGCGCAAGGTGGTCGAGAGGGTTGCTGACTATCTGCGCGATGCCGGCGTGACGGTAAAGACGTTCCATGACAACACCTCGACCACGCAGAACCAGAACCTCAACACCATCGTCGCCTACCACAACGCGCAGACCCGCGACCTCGACGTGAGCGTGCATTTCAATGCCTACCAGGTGACAAGCTCGCCGATGGGGACGGAGTGCCTCTACGTCACGCAGAAGGAGCTCGCCTACAAGGTTTCGGCGGCGATCGCCGGCGCCGGCGGGTTCATCGATCGCGGGGCGAAATACCGCTCCGATCTGTTCTTCCTCAACAACACCGAGCAGCCGGCGATCCTGATCGAGACGTGCTTTGTGGACAGCCGGGCCGATGCCGATCTCTACCGCGCAAACTTCGTCGACATCTGCGCCGCGATCGCCGAGGCAATCGGTGGGGTCTCCGTCGAGGAGCCGCCGGAGCCGCCGGAGCGGCCCGAGCGGCCGCCGATCGAGCCGCCGGCGCCGCCGTCCGACACCGGCCGGCCGATGATCGGCAAGGGCGATTATGGTCCCGATGTGCTGATCGTGCAGCAGGCGCTCGGGCTCGATCGTGACAGCGATTTTGGGCCGCAGACGGAAGCCGCGGTGATCGACTATCAGCGCCGCAATGCGCTCGCCGCCGATGGCATCATCGGCAACGACACCTGGGGCGCGCTGGAGCGTGATTTCGATCTGCCACCGTATCCGCCGCCGTTGCCGGAGATGCTGTCCGCGCAGACGATCAACCGCATTCTCTCCGCCGCCGAGCGGTCCGCGCTCGCGCGCTACTCCTGGCAGGATCGCGGCATCGCCCCGATCGGCTACACCAAGGGCATGGCGGTCGCTTACGCGCTGGTCTACCGCAAGCTCCTGGCCGACGATCTCACCGCCAAGGAGATGGCGAAGGCCGACACCCGCAACGATGAGGTCGATGCGCTCGCCTGGTACGATCACATCTTCGTCGACCTTGCCATGAGCAATCATGCCGACGGCCCGGAGACCCTGCGGCACGTGTTCGTGCTGTTGATCGGGCTCGGTATGCGGGAAAGCTCGGGCCGGCATTGCGAAGGGCGGGATACGAGCGCCGACAACGTCAGCGCCGACACCGCGGAGGCTGGGCTGTTTCAGACAAGCTGGAACGCTTCGAGCTCGACCACCTCGTTCATCAACCTGCTCGACCAGTACGCGAGCCAGCCGCCGCAATGCCACCGCTCGATCTTCGCCGACGACGTGAGCTGCTCCGCCTCGGACTGGGAGAGCTACGGCTCCGGCACCGGCCGCGAGTACCAGGAGCTTGCGAAGGCGTGCCCGCAATTTGCGGTCGAGACGACCGCGGTGGGCCTGCGATTGATCCGCCAGCACTGGGGACCGATCAACCGGCACGAGGCCGAGGTCCTGCCGGAGGCCGATCGGCTGTTGTTCGAGGTGCAGACGATCGTAGACGAGGAGATCGAGGTCGCCTGAAAAAGGAAAACCCGGCCGCCGATGCGAGACCTGGAGCGGCCGGGTTTGCGCGGTACTCGAACGAACAGCGCGCTCTGTCTAGCCTTGTCTGTGCTGATGCAATGCGCGCATGAGAAATGCCGCAGCATCACACGGGCTTCCCGCCGTTGAGGTCCATCGTCGGCGGCACCCGGTTGTCGTTCGGTGGCGGGGGCGCCGGGTATCTCGGGAGCTGCTTCGCCAGCGGGCTCGCCCGCACCTTGTTCGTCAGGTCATCGAGATCGAGCATGGTGTTGTCGATCTGATCGGCGAGTTCGTTGCCGATCTTGCCGAGCACGTCGGCGAGCTGCACGACCAGCCGCCGGGCCTCGGCGAGCCGGCGATCGGCAGCATCGAGCCGGGCGAGGAATTGCTTGGTCGTGCTCTCGCACGAGGCCATGATCGCCAGGCGCACGTCGGAGGCAGCGGCAGTCGGCCCGGACGGCGCCTCACGGTCGAGTATCTCGGCGAACTCCCTTTCGAGATCGTCGGCCCGCGGCAATGGCCCCGGACCTGGGCCGCCCCGTCTGATCGCTCCCTTGTCTTGCTTTCCAAACACTGGCTCCTCCTACCTTTGAGCAAAGGGGAGCCTCATACCCGATTGTTAGACACTTTGTCCAGCGGCAACTGGACAGATGCGCCAGCGAAGAGCCGGCAAAATCCGGCTATTTCCGGCTACTCTCGGCAGCGACCCCCCTCGTAAGCCGTTGAAAAAACGACGGTATGAGCTTTTAGGTCATACCGTCGTTCCCTTTGTTTTCAATGGGTTAGGTCAGGTTTTCCGCATGCTGCGTTCGCGAGAGGTTCGTTCCCCGTTCATCCCCGTCGCCACATTGCGTTCTTCCAGGATGGCGACCGCGGCAAGCGCATTCTTGCGTTGCTCGGCAAACCGGGTATAGCGGGCGACCATCTGCTCGGACATGCCGACCATGTCGCCGATCTGCCTGGTATTCGCCCCCGCTCGCAAGAGCCGCACGCAGGCAACCGCGCGCAGCCCGTGCAGCTTGCAGCCGGCCAGCTCGGGATGCTTGTTGCGCAGCGGCGTCCAGTAGGTCGACAGGTCCTCCCGCGTCCACTTGGTTCCGCGGGCTTTGAGGATGAACGGACGCGGCCCCCGCTCCCCCGCGCGCTCCCATCTGTCGATCGCGGCATTGAGCTCGGCGGTGCAGGGTATCCAGATTTGCCGGCCGGTCTTTTTCTGGATCACGTTGATCCCGCGGTGGCCGTCGTAGGTCTCCAGGTCGGTCCATCCCATCTTGACGATGTCGCTCCCCCTCTGTCCAGTATTGACCATGAGGGTGACGACGCGAGACCAGGTTTCCGGCAGGCGGTGCTCGGCGAAGTAGACTTGCTCCTCGGTCCAGGGCCGGTTGCCGTCGCCGCCGCCGATCAGCTCGCAACCGAGCGTGATGGTGCCCGGCAGCTTGCGGCGCACGATCGCCCATTTCTCGACCGCCTTGATCGCCGCCAGCGCGCCGTACTGGGCACCGGGCCGATCGGCGAAGCCGTCGAGGAAGGCTTGCACGATCGCCGGGTGCATCTGCTCGACCGCGACCAGACCGAGCGCCTCGGGCGCCTCGGCGATCTTGAACAGGCGCCGGTACTTGTAACGGCTGCTCTCGGCGAGGCTGTTGAAATGCGGGCTCTGCATGTATTCGGAGATCACCTTGGCGAAGGTCCCTCCCTTGATGTGTGGATCAGGTCGTTTGCTCATCTTCCCCCTCCTGCTTGGCGGTTCACTCACGGGCCAGGCCCAGGAGCTTCACCGCCTTGTCGCGGTTGACGTTGAGCTTCAACATCAGGTTGAGCGCGATCGAGACGCCGGGCGGTACTCGTACATCGCCCAGCGCCCAGGCGCGGACCTGCCGAGCGGCGTGCCCGAAGAAGCGCGCGCACTCGCTTTGTCCGAGGTCGCTCGCGAGCCCGGACATCGGGAAGCCGAGCTTGATCAACGCGGCGTTGAACTGCTCGGCCGTCATTCGTGTGGGATCGGGTTTCATGTCGGCACCTCCTGTTCTGATGCTAGGCGCCCGGCACCTAGGCGTCAACTCCATGCCAGGCGTTGTGACAGTCGAGGCAGCAGAACCGGCCGCGGTGCTCGAAGGTGCGGCCGCCGTCGGTCTCGGTGCGGTAGACGAACAGCCGATCGCCTCGGCGTCGGCGGCCGCACCAATCACAGCCCCAGAAGCAGCGGGGCGGATCATCCTTCACCGTGCGCCGGTGCAGCTCGGTGCGGGCGAACGCATCGCGTCGGATCATGGTCATGGCTCCCTCCCTAGGCTCCGTGGTAATCGTCGGCGCGGTTCGTCGGCACGCGCCCCCAGCCGGTGGCGTCCTCGTATTTCAGGCAGGCGCGCACATGCGCCGGCAGCTTGGCGTTCAGGTCGTCGTCGGTGAGCCCGTCGAGCGGGACCAGCACCGTCGCGCCGGTGGGCCGATCGAGAACCAGCACCATGCGGATGCCGTCGACCTTGCCGCGGTAGTCGGGATGCGTGGCCCGCCAGACCATCCCGAGCTTTTCATTCCTGGTGAGCGGTTTCATCTTGGTTTCCCCTTTCTGCCTGGAACCTCGCCCAGGCATCACGTACATAGGCGGGGAATGCCTAATAACAAGAGGCCCGACACTAGGCCGGGCCTCATGGCAGCTATGCGGAAAATTCCTAGTTCGTCGTCATCGGCTCGGGCATTCGCACCTCGCCGGTGACTATCCCGCCGAGTAGCCGGGTGCGCTTGTTCTTGTTGTCGAGAGCGCGCTCACCGATCAGGCGAAAGAGCGCCTCCATGTTTATCGCCACATCGACCCGGCAGAGCGTCGGCTCGTACCCGAACACACTCGTGCGGCGATGCAGGGTGACCTTGTCGGTGAAGTATTTCATCGGTCCTCTCCCTTGGTTTCAAAGAACGCCTTGCGGGCCTCGGGCAGGCCGACGTTGAGCGGATCGTCGGGCTTGCGTGCCCCGTCATACGCGAGCTTGGCGGCGACCCACTTCGCCAGGGTGTCGCGGCCCGCCTCCGGCACTCCCTCGCCGTACTTGTCCGCCCAGGCTTTCGCTTCGGCGCCGGTGGAGTATTCGGTCAGGCCCGCCCATTTCACATGACCCTCATCATTGAGGAACATGGCGCCGCCGAACCGACAGTAAGTGGAAGCCTTCGGCTTGTTCCAGACCTCGCCCGGCCGCTTGGGGTTCGTGGTCTCGGAGACGAACCGGAACCCGTGCTTGGGGTGATACTCCAGCCAGTAGCGGATTTTGCACCGCAGACGGAACCCGTAGGGATAATCGTCAACCACGTAGGCCGTCTCCCGCGTGGTGTGTCCCTTGAGAATTTCCATCAGACCCTCCTATGTCAGCCCGAGCCCCATGCCCAGGCACTAAACACATAGGAAGGCGACGCCTATGATGCAAGGCTTTATGAGCAGGAATTTTGCCGTGCCCTGCCTCGCCTTGCCCAGCCTTGCCATGCCTCGCCGGGCCGCGCCGAGCCCCGCCGAGCCGGGCCGTGCCAGGACTTCCCCCTTATCGCC